GTAGGCCTCGTGTGGATTGCGGCCTTCTAGGCGCGTGTCAATCTCCTCCAGGAAACGATAATACTGATAGACGCTGTTTTCAATCAGTGCCACCAGTGGCCGCGGCTTCTGTGCGGAGAATTGGCGAATGGTGTGGCGGATTTCACCTATGCCTGGCAATCCACAAGGATTTTCTTCTCGCGGGACGAATCCTTGTGTATTTCGTAAATGTTCGTAATAATGAGGATTGTGAATGCGTCCGTTGACCACTTGCCCGGTTTTCCAACTAAACGCGGTTTTACACTCGGTGCACCACATCTGGTCGCATCCATCAATCTTGTAAATACGCGTCGTGCACGAGGGGCAAGGTTTCGTTTCTTCGCGCAAGAGTTTCGCCGTGGCCACGTTGTCGGGCTTACATGCGTGGTCTTGTTCCTTGACTTGGAAACAGGTCGAGCATGTATACACGCTGCATAGGCCGCATTTATACTGAGTCGACAGGAATCCTGGGCACAGTTCCACCTGACAGTGCATAATGAATTCCTTCTTCTGCGTGGGCGCCGTGACACTTTTCTCAATACGATACTGACGAATGAGTTCATCGTATTGATGACCTTTGCAAATGTCACAGGTGTATTCGACGCACATACACAGCTCTACATGACATTTCTCATCGGCGAGACATTCCGTCAGAACCCTCATGCAATCTTTGCAGTAATTCTCGTGACAGTCAGTGCAGGTCATGTTCTCGTTGAGATTGGTTCCTTTGCATTTCAGACACTGCATCAGGAAACGCTCGCGGGTTTCCTCGTAAGTAAACGTCATCTCATTTCGGTAACGAGGCAACAGTCGAACGTTTCGTCGATACGTGTCATTCGTGCTACATCCCTTGCACCAGATGGTTTTGAAATTGGCTCCGTGGCACGTCGTGCAACCATACGTAAAGAATGATTTCTTTTCTTGGGTCAGTTCCTGTATCTTGCGGTCAATCGCCTCGTTTTTCTCAAACGCTCGTGCCAGGTCTTGGGTATGCGGCAACTGGCTCTTCTCGAACTCGGCATAGACCACCTCGCGGCTTTTCTTGTAATCCGTGGCGGTATAGGTTTTGCCAATCGCGGACATGACAAAATCCATTCCCCATGCCAGCTTGCAGCTCATACAATGTGGGTCAGAGACTTGGCCGCATAAATAGGTTCGAACACAGGAACGGCAACAGGTAAACCCGCAGGGGCACGCGATTTTGGTAGAGGTGGTTTCGCAACATACTTGGCACGACATTTTTTATACAAAAGGTTTTTATTTTGTGGGGGTCAATTTTTACTTATGGCCAATCATTATTGGATTCAGAATTGGACCCAGAACTGGATTCAGAATTGGAATGACTATTTAAACCTCTTGGTAACAAACTACTCGTTCCTGTTGGTCGCGTAATACCCTTTCCTCTTGGTTGAAAAGGCATAGTGGAAATACCTCGACTAAAAATACTTACCGGTGCTACAGGACCGTTTTTTGTAGTAAGACCACTGAAACCACTAGTACCGAAGCTACCTACTCCAGCGGGGACAACCCAAGGTACGGAAGCTACCATGGGAGTGGGAACAACTAAAGGAACACCTCGGACTGGATTGGGTTGTCTATGTTCTATAGCTTCTCTAATTCCACGTCTAGCATTTGAAAGATTCGCTTCCAAACCTTCAGGTATAGGTATGGAAATCGACGTTAATACGGCATGGTCCAATTCCACCTTTGTTAATTTATCCATTGGACTTCGTAGTCTGTCTCGATTATCTTCGCGGCCACCTAACCCACCTCCGCCGCCGCCCCCACCGCCACATGGTTCTTGACATCCTTCTGCTTGTACATTTCCAGCAGATGGGTCTAAAAATTTAAATATAATACCAAACAATAAGTTAAACCAACATTTCTTGGGACAGTCTTTGATTTCACCATATGCACATAACTTTGCATATTCAGTTGTTTTTTCGAAAACTATTTTAAATGCTTCGTCTATGTCGTGATGACTCTGAATCCTGTCATAGTCTAGACCTGACATCTCATCCGCATCATTCTTAAAGAGAAGTGACCTGACCGTTTCTACAGCTTTTTTAATTTCCATATTGGCATTATCTTGAGAGTGTTTCGGCTCACCTGAATTAGAATTTTTACTTCTAGGACCGGATGCTAAAGCAGTATCTTTTGAACTATTATATGTTTGTAGATAACCAGCCATAGTGGCACGACGCTCAGTATCTGAACTTGTTTCACGTGCTGTTTTCTCATATGAAGAAAAATTTCTTGATTCGGTCAAGAATGTTTCTGAAGCAGCAAAGAATGGGTCTGAAGGACTATCCTCCGCACTACTTCCAGATTTTGATGGTTTAAATGGCTTACCTTTGTCATTAAGAATACCAACTGCTGTAAGAGCGTTACGTCCCTCTTGAAAAGCATTACGCCCCTCTTGAATCGCTTCTCTGGCAGCATCACGTGCGTTTTTAATAGCACGATGTATATTAATATCCGGGACCACACCGTTTGCGCGTTGAGCATCAGGCACAAACATATCTGCAACTTCTGCTGCTGTTTGAGCACTTCTGGCAGCCTTTCTAGCACTTCTGACAGCCTTTCGAGCAGCGTTACGACTAGCAGCGGTCTCTTTCACATTTTTAGGGTTTTTCGTCGTTCTGAGAGCAGCACTAGCCGCATCCTCCACCGCTTTAGCAGCATCCTCCACTGCTTTAACCACGACCTTAGCCGCATCAGCCGCCGCCCTAGCCGCAATAGGGGCAGCGGCCGCACGAACACTCTCTGATGCGACTCGTTCAGCTTTAGCACGTTCTTCTGAATCAAAAATGATATGTTCTTTTAGTTTTTCAACAGCTTTCAACACAGCATCAATTATAACCTCTGGGTCTGTTCCTTCGCATGCAATTGATTCGACTAAGAAAAATATAAGAAGTATTAAAAATCTATCCATTCTTTTGTCACTTTTATCATCACCCGATTTCAATAAAATGGATAACAATTCGATTAAAAATACCATCAAACTATAATAATTGCATATCGAAAATTGTTCTTGTTTATGGGAATAAAATAAACTTTGCATACTTCCTATGACAAAATCAAGCTTTTCTGCATATATACCTTTTAATTCTTCGGGTAAAGATAAATTTGGACCATTTACACCAACTTTAACACGCACCAATAAAATGTTGACGAGTTCTCTTATGTCATTTGCATTTAGTTTTACACCATGTAACTGTGCAGTATTTAAAGGGTCTGAAAATAAAGGGGCCTTTATACGTGTTTTTACATCATCTGTTATTGGTGTACCATTTGCACGAATTACAAATTCAGGCCATGTGACTGGGTCATAAAATGTTTTTGTTGGAAAAACAACCTGCAATGCAATATTAGAAGTTTTTTGTGCAGGGGGTTGTGTAAATCCTTTGCAACATTGGCCTAAAATTTCACCTCCAAGTATTAGAGTCATATCTTTGACTTTATTACGATTCTCATCTCTAAGTATATCTTTGTTTCCAGTAAAGAAACTAAAGTCTAAATCGCTTACAGAGAGTGTATTACAAAAAATAAGTCTACGAAATTCTGGTCTATCTGCCAATCTTTCAAGGAAAAGATAAAATGTATCTTTTTGATTTCCTAATGATGTATCAAACATAAAACGTATCTGTTCTAAGATGTCGTTAGGGTCGTATGGCATACCTTTATTTTTTAGTAAATAATCTATAAATCTACATATAAGATAAATTATATTACCACCTGAATGACAAAATTGCGAATCGCCTATCTCTAATGGAATATGCCATTCTGTTCCGGGTACCCTCCATATTTCGCGAAGAAAATGATTGGTTAGTCCAAGGATATCTCGCATCGCCATGCACAAATTACGTAAGTCTGAATAAACGGGTCTTATCACAGGTCTTCCGATGGGTCTTGTGACGGATGTTCCGATGGGTCTTGTGACAGAACCGCCTTTTATAATGGACGGCGTTGACTGTAGAGTTTGAACATTTTCATTCTTATAACCTTTAATTACCTTTTCCATTTCAAGTCTCGTCCCATAACCCGCAAGCATCTTAAACAATCCGCTATGTAATTTTTTAAATAATGTTTCATCGATTGCATCTTCTGAAACAAAATGAGTATTTTCTGCACCTGCATTTAAATCGGATGAAAGTGCTCTTAAAATTTTTTGAAGGTCGGAATCGTTCATTCGTTGATAATACAGCTTGTATAACTCTGCTCGATTTATATCCGGTTGAATAAAATCGTTTTTAAGCATCTCTCCGACTACACCAATAAAGATAGGCCGTAACTTTTCTTTGAAGTGTTTTTCTACATTTTTTATATTTTTTATACTATTTGAAATCGTTGTATCTGTAATAGGTGTACATTTAACAGTTCCTATGCTCAATCTTTCAAGTTTTGCTGATAATTCATCAACCGTATAATTATTATCAAAAATATTATCTATGGGTAAAAAATCATCTGAAAGTTCGCCTAACGTTTCTGTCAATAATTGTTCTTGATTAAATCTTCTTGTTATAACCGATGATGCAACCATTGCACTTCTAATAGTAGGGTTATTCATAAATTTACGAGATTGTTCAAATACGTTGGAAAACTTAGGCCCGACGACAGTAATACGAGGGCGACCAGTCCCGCCCCTCTGCGTTTTTCGAGGGACCTGCATCGTTCTAATTCTAGGCTTAGCCTTCTTGGTCTTTCGCTTAGACCTTTTTCGTGTCATATATACTTCATGTATAATTAAATCCGATGTATTACGTTTGTATAAGTATTTTAACACACAAAAATAGGCGGGTAATATAGATGGCAGCGAATGCGGAGAGGGACGCTAGTGCGGAGAGGGAAGCGAGTGCAGAGAGGATAGCGAGGGCAGCGAGGAGAGCAAGGGCAGCGAGTGCGGAGAGGGCGGAGATGGCGGAGAGGGCAGCGATGGCAGCGAGGGAAGCGAGGGGGGAGAGTATTATAATCGATATACGCCAGGCGCATGGAAGCGAACCAGTCCGCTATTTATGGGGTCAAATTGAGGTTTTTAAAAGCGAGTGGAAAAATAAGCATGGCGCACAATGGACTGAACCATTGCCGGGTAAAAAAAAAAATAAATGGGTTGATGTTCAAACCATACTCAGTAAATTAGCAAGATTTGAAATACCAGCTTATCTTACTTTTTGTCGTACCAATGAATTATTAACGGATCCTAATTATTGGAAGCGTAAGGATGGCGACCCCTATAAGCCAAAGCCCCCTATACGTTTTGTAGAGGGTAAACAATATTTTTATCTTGAAATGCATGGAAGACATAGAGCGATAGATTTTGACGCTTTGCCTGAATATTATAGACTGAGAGATAGACGCATAGATAAACGCCCAGATACGTTTTATTATCGTGCACCAGTAGGGAAAAATTGTACTCAGCATGGACCAGAGTATGGTTATATACCCTATGATTACGCGATGAGTTGTTTTATGTCAGGCGTAGGGAGTCGTATCAAGCGTACGAACGACCTTTTACAGCTTAACGGTATGACTATAATGCTTCGTGACTATTCAGACCAACAATGTGATATTTCATTTTTAAAAAGAAGTGCTACAATTAACGGACAATTTAATAACCAACAATTTAGTATCGAAGGCAACGGTCCTAAATTTAAAAAAGCAAAACCTGGGATGAAATCTCCAGCATCCATCGAAGAAACCCCTACACCAGTTGACCAAGGACATTTAATAGGTGGAACCGTCAAACGCAAACGTCGAAAACGTAAAACCCGTAAAACACGTAAACGTTAGACCCCGTGCTCCTTGAGGGTTCCAGTTTCTTTTGATGGATTTCTCACACAAAAATAGGCGGGTAATATAGATGGAAGCTGTGGCGAGTGCGGCAGCGGGTGCGGCGAGTATGGCTGGGGCTGCGAGCGGGAGGAAAGTTGCGTTGAGAATAGAAATACCTTATGTAAAGGGGTTTAATCCAATACCCACAGAAACAAAAGAAGACGGTTCATTCTTCATAGATATTTACGAAGATGAATTAAAAGATAATAAGGGTGACCAGTGGACTGAGGGAAAGGGTTCTAAATGGGTTGATGTGCAAACATTACTTCATAAGATCGCACATTTTGAACTCCCTGCCTGCTTTGTTTTTTGTCGTACCAATAGCAAGATACGTGACGAAGGGTATACTGGAAGAAAGGAAGCAAAGCAACGAATTCAATCAAGTGATGGTTATACTTATCCCTTTGCTGTACCAATACCAAACCCAACCGGTATATATTTTTATTTTGAAACACATGGCATGTTGGCTGGAGGTGTTTTTGATAATATACCTGCTTTTTTTAAAAATACGAATGAGGAAAAACCTTATAATTTTGTGTTTCGTGCACCACAAGGGAGAAAATGTAGTCAGTTAGGACCTAAACACAGTTATATACCCTATGATTATTTTATGAGTTGTTTTATGTCAGGAGTGCCGATTAATACAAAACCCACAAATGACCTTTTACAACTTAGCAGTATGAATATAATGCGTCGAGATTATACAGATAAGCATTGCGACCACCGATTTTTATTTGGAAGCGCAACACTCAATGGGACTTATCCTAATCCACTTTTAACCGCAGGACGCCAAAAAGCAACAGCTTCCGGTAAAAGACGGAAACCAGAAAATGAAACCAATCGAGTAGTAGGTAAACGAACACTATCAGGACGTTTAATAGGTGGCACCGTCAAACGTAAACGTCGAAAACGTAAAACCCGTAAACGTTAGACCCCCCGTAAACGTTAGACCCCTGTGCCCTGCCCCTTGTATTTACGCGACTTGAGGGTTCCAGTTCGTTTCTTTTGATGGATTTGTGCTTTTCTTTGATGGATTATTTCTCGTAAGGCTTGAACCTGCATGGGGTTCACCACCGGTTGGCTATTCGTAAAAGGTCCAAACATATCTTCAATGTCATTCAGGTCGGCTTCCGAGTAAATTGTATCGACATGTCCAGGGTCCTCTTCGCGCATGACCTCGTTGGCCTTTCGTTGTCTCGGGTCCTGCTGGATACGATAGCTGACCATGGAACGAGCCGCATAGTTGCGTAATTCGGCATCGACTTGTTCCTGGTAACGGTTACGTGCGGCCTTGGCTTCGGCTTCTCTCGCTTCAGTGGCTATCCGTTCCTTCTCTCTCTGAAAAGAAAGCCATTCTTGTATAGAAGCGTTTTCCTGAGGGTTATAGTTCGTCTTTTTTTGAATGGGTCTGGGTCTTGGCCTGGGTCTAGGGATAGGCTTCTGGGCTGGTCTAGGAGTAGGCTTTGGCACAGGCTTGGGTCCTCGGTTTTTTCTGGAGACAGCGGGTTGAACGCGGCTCTTGGTTGGGTTAGCCCTTGCCTTGGGCTTGGGCAAAGGGGCTCGACGTGTTTGTTTTGAATTCATTGTATACTATGCCTAGATTAAAGTTGTAAAAAGAGGTCACGATTGGTGACGTCGTTGTTCTCCATGATGGTTTCGAGCGACCGAATGTTCACGTCGGCCTTGTCGTCTTTCGACAAAAAGAGCATCATTTCCAAGACAATCTTTTGTTTCTCCTCCGTCCAGGCTTCCTTGAGTTTCAGCACGGTGTCGTCCGTATACACGACCGACATCATGTCCCGATAAAACAAATGTCCATTCTCCGTCTTCTTCATATACTGGTCAATGATGCAGTAATAATAACTGAGACAAAGTCCGATGATGGAACAGTGCGAGTAAGTCTCCATCAGTCTACGGATCCCTTCGAGTGCAAACGAGAAAAGAAGAGTATATTTGGGTGTATCCAGCTTGAGAAATCCCTCACATGCCTGATAAATGGGATTATACATGTATTGAATGTCAATCTTGTTGGTGTGATAATAGGACCGGGCAATGGACTGGAAAAAGCCCGGCTCCTGAAAAGACAGTGTGTTTGCATGGATCCAGATTTTGGTTCCGATGGGTTTCTTACTTAGAATGGCTAACTTCACAATGACCGACAAGGGGTCTAGAATGAAATACTTGATGTTGTTCGCCATCTATACAATCATAAGCTTTTTATTTATACATTATTCATATAGATGGCACAAGCGGCAGCAGAGGCACAGGGCTCAAACGCCAGTGCGAACAGCGCGGTCTCCATCACTCGCAATTTACACGTCTATGGTCCAGACACGTATACCTATATGGTTCGTGCTCACGGATGTTATCGACCGGATGAAAAGGTCGTGCTGGAGGACAATGTCTACCTGAGTCTGCATGCGTTTCAGGACGAGGGACTCGAATACAAAACAGATTATGCTAGAGAATTCTGTGCCGGGCGGCTCACGACCCATGCAGGGTATAAGCCAATTGAGACGATATCGTCGGAATACTTTCAAATGCTTTTCTGTCGGTCCGAGAGAGACATGCATCCGTGTTACGTTCACTGTTGCTCAACCAACGAGCGAGTCTACGACTTTGTCGACGGGGACATTTTGTTGTCGGAACTGTTGTATCTGGTGAAATTTCATGCAAGCACCTACGGTGCTTCCTACGTTGACCTGAACCTGTTGACCTGTAATAGTCCATGTAGAAACTACACGATTATGCGTAGTCGGGTGCTCGACCCATACAACAGCTACAAGGGTCCGCGGATTACCAAGGGACATAAAAAATATCCCAATACGCGCAAGTGTGTTCAGTTGAAACGACCCGATGCCTTGGCCGAGGTTCCTTTTTCGAATGGTATAAAAAAGTATTATCCTATGGAGCATGACCGACTATGGGACAAGCGAACGGGTCAGTATGTGCTCGTGACCCAAGAGAATAAGGAACAACTGCCGAAGAGCTGTGTCTTTGTGGGTTCGATTGCAGAGGGTTCGTTTGTCACGCATTACGTCAAAGGCAAAAACCCGGGGGAAGGCGAAGACCTGGAGTTTGTGGTCGAAGAGATGGTGAAAGGAAGAGACGATTTTCTTTTTATCCGTAGCAACAAGGACCGTTCGATGGCGTTGTTCGTTTTACCAGGTTCAGTGACGTCGTATCGGGTCGTCAATATGGAAGACACAGACGTCGATGAATTGAT